GGATGATTTTCAGCATGGTCAGTCAGCCGGCGTGAAATCGAGATAATACGATCCGCCGACCACAAAAGCCTTGGCCGCATCAGGATTTACCGTCCCTAGTTCAACCTTGCCCCAAGGCGTATATTTGAAGAACTGATCATTCTCGGCACTGCCGGATGTAACCGGCTCGAACGTAAGCGAGAATCCGCCCATGTTCTCATTGCGCTGGGTCAGTTTGAATTTTGCTCTGCATACGGGTGCGCTCATGCGTCTTCTCCTTTGACAATTACCTGGAGCCGCCAGGCGCGGATGCCTCAGACAGGAACGTCGGTCGATGACGCGCCGCTCGTGACGCCGCCATGACGATGTGTCGAACCGATATCCTTGCCGTTGTGGGTAATCGTGCCGCCGGTGATCACGACGCCATCTGGAGAGATCACCATCGTTACCCCTCCGGAACTGACCGTGATGTTCGTGCCGACCATCTTGATGATGTTGCCGGAGCTGTCGTAAATCGCGGTGGCGCCGGATGGCAGGCCTGTCGGCCGATGGTCCGGATGTTCGCCGCCGAAGAGAAAGGCCTGATCCGGATCGCCGTTCGGCGATAGTAACAGTGCCTTTGCACCCTTGATCGGGTTCGACATGAAGCCATGCGGCTCGATGCGATGGATATCCGTATAGGCGTCGTTGAACCCGGCGCGGCCGCTCATGAACTGCTGGCCGTTGCGCTCTTTGAACGAACCATCCAGTTCGAAACGATAACCGGTCATTGTTCCTCGAAGTCCACATCATTGGCGAGCGGCGCCGAATAGGCCTTCGCCGTCTTGCCGCGCGGATTTTCTCCGCCGAGTGCGCGCGGATCGGCAAGCTCCAGCGTCGCCGTCGTGCCGTCCGAATCTCCGTTCTGGGTGAGGGTCACGCTCTTGATGATCATCATGCCGTCAATGCCGATCCAGTCATCCTTGACCCTGACCAACCAGTTGCGGTTCCAGATCCGGCCGGCCGCATCCCGCCATCCGGAGACGGTGATCGTCGCCGTCGTGCCGTTGCCCGCGCCACGCTTCGCATGCCAGCCGGAGCGCTTCTTCATGCGGTCCGTCGTCGTCTCGCCCTCATGGCGCACGATCAACAGGCGGCGACGCGAAACGCTCTTGTCCTTGGCACGCGCCTCGGCGCGAAGCTGCTGCTTGCCGACGCCGTCGCTCGACTGGCCGCGTACCCGCACATCGGAATAGCGGTGACGTCCGGTCAGGTGCGAGCTGGCCTTCTCGATGTTGATGCCGAATACCAGGCCGCCTGAATGCGTTCCTTCCGGTTTCGTCGCCAGCTTCAGCTTACCCTTCGGCGTATCGTGGATCAGCACACCACGGCCGCGCGCGCGCCGTTCGATCGAATGAAACAGGCTGTCGCCGACACGCAGCTTGTGCCGAGGCTCGACCGGCAGCCCACCGTCATCCTCGATACCGATCCCACCATCATCCAGATCGCGGGCGATATCGGCCAAAGACTTGTTCATGATCTCGCCGGTCGGATGATCGGCCGAACACTCGACGGCATCGACCGTGCGCGACACGATGGAGACCGAAAGCGACCGGCTACCCTTATCGTGCGACGGTTCGACATCGCGGACATAACCGGTCAGCAAGAGATCGCCCCCGGCTTTGATCGTCACCTTTTGGTCCGGCACCACGGCGACACTGTCGCCCACCGGCACGAGGACGAGGCTCGCCGAGCGCACCGCCTCTTCCGCCGACATGGTGATGGTGATCTCCTTGTGTGGCGGAAGACCCTCGACCGTTACAGTTTCAAGCATCTGTCACTCACGACGCCAGCGCGTCAAAGCTGATCGGCATCACCAGAGGCGTCGTGGAACCTGCAATCTCCACCAGGTCGGCGGCACGCGTTGCATCGCCATAGAGCTGATAGGCCAGCACAGTCGACGGCATCGATAGATTGGTCTGAACCTTGACGATCGGCACGGCATTGGCGGCGATGTCCGAAACCAGCCGACACGCGACCTCGACAACCGAAGACAGCCAGGAATAGAGATCCGCTCCATCGCCGCCCATCGTCGAGACCACCGCCAGACCCAAGTCGCCGGCATCGGCAATGCGCGAGCGCGCCTTGCGCGCCCGAGGCCGAGCCCGCCATCCGACGCGACCGCCGGAAACCGAGAGCCCGAGAGCGACAAGCACTGTCATCGCATTGCGCGTCTCGCCGGCCGCGACCGTGTCCGGGATGACAATCAGGTCGAACCCGGTCGCATCCGTGACGCTCTCGGCAATGACGCGCATCAGGTCGAGCGCTTCGGACGCGAAGGCGCCCGCATCGAGATCCGACGCGGCAACGATCCGGCCTGACGTATCCGCCAGGTCGTCGGCATCGGTGATGATGGCGGACGAAAGATCCGCCAGCCACGACAGGATCGTGTCTCTATCCGCTGCCATTGAAGGTCTTTCCTAAAACAGACTTGCGAAGGCCGAAGCCGCAACGGCAAAGCCGGTCGCGACAGCGGCCGAGACATCACCGACCGACAGGCTGGCAACGGGTAACGATCCCACGGGAATGAAGGCCACATCAAAAGCGACATAGCCGGCCTTGTCTTTTTCCCGCGACCGGCGGAAACCCTCCGCATGCGCCATGCGCCCGCCATCCATTGGCATGACCAGCATGCCCGGCCCGGCGGTATCACAAGCTGCTTGCAGCGCGAGCGCTTTCACATCGGCGGTATCGCCGATGAGATATGCGGTGACATCGTGCGTTTTGGTGGACCTGCCGATATCCTCGACAAGCGTCGCCTCGCCGCCGGCAAGTTCATGCTTCGCAAGCCGCCGTCCACCCGAGAGGTCTTCACCCTGGACATGGAACGGCACGCCGCGAAAACTTGCCGGCAGCAGCGTCTTTCTCCAATCCCGCATCAGAACCCGCCTCCACCGCCCGTACCGCCCGGAGGAGCGGCGGCGAATGTATTGCTCTTGCCGGTATCGGCGTTGATGGACGGTTTGAACATCGCGGCGCCGGCGGCGGGTGCCTTGATCTGAACCGAGCTCAACCGATCGGCCGCGTCCACCAAAGCCCGCGCCGCTGCGAGGATCGACGCAGCAGCACTCTCGCCGCCACTCTTGATCGAATCTCCTGCCTGCTTACCGCCATCCGCGACAACACGGCCCGCATCATCAGCGTTCTGTTTGAGATCAGACGCATCGACCTTGAACGGCAGCTCATCCTTCGATGGATGCTCTCCGGGAGCGCGGTTCGGCGAAATTCCAGCATCGATACGCAACGCATTCCGCCATTCATCTCGCGATGGAATGCGAAAAAACCTTCTCGCCTTGTAAGCGGTTGGATCGCTATCTGGCATTGCGGCCCGCTGCTCTGCAATGGCTTTGCGTTCCGCGACAGATGGCAACGCTGGCGCTCCATCAAGGAAGCCGTCAAGCGCGGCGGCGCGGTCACTGCCATCATCAGCCGATCCATCACGAGACGTCGCGGTACGAGGCTTAGGCGTCAGCGCCCAAGAACGCTGAAACAAGCCAAGAACATTATCGCGGGCGGTCCCGACATCAGGTATGCCGCTCTGCAAACGAGCATAATACTGCTTAAGGAATTCCGGATCGCTGAACCCTCCCGCATAGGTGAGATCCATGATCGTCTCCTTTTTGCGCGGAACAAATCGTTGAGCACCCTTCCAGCCAAGGCCGTCCATGCCTGCAGAAATAGCCATATCCGCATCGAAGCCACGCGATATCTCATCCATCATAGGTACAGCCGGGCGAGCCACAGCCTTTCCAAAAGAGTTCCACAGCCTGTCCCAGCTGCTCTGCAACCGGTCTACTGAGGCTTGCGTATCGCCGGTAACGCGCGCCAGATCACGGAAGACGGTTCCGTCGACCTCCGCGCCATTCATAGTGTCGAGGAATTTCTTCAGACTATCCGAGCTCGTCATCAACGACTGCATGCCGAGCAACATCTGCTGATCGCCGAAAAGCTGCGGCAGTTTGGTGAGGTCACCCTTGACGGCGAGCATCGATAGACGGACGAAGGCGTCGACGACGTCCTCGCCATTCTTTTTCGCCTTCGCCATTTCGCCGTTAAGGTCGATCCCGAACTTCTTGAAGTTACCGATCGTCTCCCGAGAGTTCATCTTGATAAAGACGTTTTCAGCATAGGTGGCCGCATCGGCGGCATTGCCGGTGTCTTCTCGAATGGTCTGAAGGATGGCAACCAGATGCTTCAAGCCACCCTCGCCCTTATAGCCGAGCGACGCGAAAAGATTGGCGAGGTTCGGCAGGTAGGCGGCCATATCCCTCAATTCGAACTGCCCGGCCTTGCCACCGGTCACCATGATATCGAAGGCATGCTGCATGTCGCCGGCCTGAATTTTCAGGGCAGACGAGGCCTTGAGCGCCGTGTTGGCGATATCGTTCGTCGCCGCGCCGGAAGCCTGTGCCGTGGCCAGAACAGACGGCAGGAAGTCCATCGCCTCCTTCAGGCTCAATCCGCTGGCAACCAGAGTATCGAGGGCGGAAATGGCGCCCTCGATTGGAAGGGCGGCCTTCTTCGCCATCTCCTGCAATTTCGAAAATGCTGCATCCGTCTCGGTGGCACTGGCGCCGGCCGTGATTCCGATCCGGTTCATTTCGCGATTAACGGCGGCGAAATCCGTCAGGGCGCGCTTGGCACCATAAGCCAGGACGGTTGGCGCCGCATAACGAACGGCTGTGGCGTAAGCGCTGCGAGCGCTCTTTGCAAATTCAGCCTGCCGGCGGCCGACCACCTGCGACGTCCTATCGATATCCTTGATGCGCCGATTAATACCCTCGGCCGTCTTGCTGAAGTCCTTGGCCGTGCGGTTGAAAGCGGCGATGCGCTTTTCGACCTGACCCATGCGGGTCGCGACCGAACGGAAAGCGGCGGAAGTATTATCCTTGCCATCAATTTCCAGTTCGGCCTTGATCTTGCGATTTGCCATGGATCAACGCCCCAGCTTCGACAGAATGAATTCAATTTCATGCACGTAGCGGGGATAAAGGAGGCCTTCGATCAGCTTCGCCATGACATCGAGATAGACATCCGGATTGTTGGTGATGGCATGCGCCGGGTTCGGGCCGAACAGTTCACGGATCTGCTGCTTATGCGGATCGCTCGACATGTGCGTGCCAGGTATGCGGCGAAAGGTGCCGACGTGTCCGGACTTCATGCCGGCGACGAAGGCGTGCCGATAGGAACCGCGTAGATTGACATAGACACCGGTCCGGGTTTGCACCGCACCGAGCCGTTGCAGCGGTATCCATCCGGACTCTACCGTGAGCTTCGACGTATTGCCGCCAGCATTGAACGCGGCCGTCGTTATGGCTGCGACAACTTCTTTCGGCAGCTTCACATGCTTGGCATTGCGATCAACGATACGCGTTCTCGCCATCTGCGTCATGCGACGCATAGCTCGGTTCATCGCCTTGGTTTTGATCTCGCCCGGAAGCCGTTCGATCGCACGGCGCAACTGCACCAGATCGTGATCATCGATCTTGAGATCAGAGAACATTAGCGCTTGTTCCGTTCAAAATAGCCGACGCCCCGCTTCCACCAATAGGCCAGCTCTGGCAGCGTCATGCCTTGGATTTGCGAGACCGACCAGCCGAGCCGGAAGACGAGCGTATCGACGGCTTCGTCGATGCCGTCATATCGAGAAAAAAACCGCAGACCGCCCGCTCCAGCTTCATGGCGTCGGCCGCGTTCAAAGCGCCGATACATTCATAGCCTGGATCGACAACGAGTTTCTGCAGGTATTCATCGACGACGGACGAATACGTCACCAGCACCGCACCACCGCCATTTGTCGGCTGCCACTCCTGCGGCCTGCCGAGCCCATCCATATAAATCTCTTTATATGTCGGCTCCCGCAGCGTGATCTTGTCGAAGGTCTTGTCATGCGCAATGTAGCTCTTCGAGAGCGTGACGACCGTCTGGGTCATCACGCATCCGTCCTGCTATATTTCTCGGCCGCGATGCTGATGCCGCTGACTTCACCATTCTGGCGGTTGATCTGCGGATCGCCGACCGTGAAGGCGTCGGTGAAATAATGCGTGACGCCGGAAAAGTCCTCGATGAAGGTGACATTGAAGCGGCTGGACCGCATCAACTCGTCATAATTGATGCCGCGATCAGCGAAGTTCAATTCGGCGCGTGCCGGCTGGACGGTTCCGGTTCGGTCAACCGAACCATCCTGGTTGGCGACGGCCTCGATCGATATCCGCGACGGGTTCATATTGAGCGTGCCGCGCAACGAAAAAGTGGCGCCAGTCGAAAGGCGGACGTCAATCGTGCCGCCGAAATCCTTACCTGCCATG